AGATACGAAGTGGAATGGGACATTTCACTTCGTATCTATTCATTCAAGGGTCAGATACCAGTAATGATTTGAAATACGCCCCTTCGGGGCGTCCCAGAAGTGAAATCTTCACTGGTATAAATGTGCAAAATTATATTATAATGTATAAATTTAAAAATACCATTTTAAATGTAGTATTTAATTTTTCACATTGCGTTTGTAATAAAAATGTATTATATTTTAATATATTAAAATATATTATAATGTATAAATTTAAAAATACCATTTTAATTGTAGTATTTAATTTTTCACATTGCGTTTGTAATAAAAATGTAATTAAAAACATATATGAAAAGTATTTTAGCAAAATAATTTTTTATTCAGATTACCCTATAATTCAAGATGATGAAGTAAATTTTATTAATATAAATAAAGGATTTAATACTCATAAAGTTTTTAATCATTTTTATAAAAAATATAAATCAATTATAGATGATAGTGATGGTCTTTTTTATACGATGGATGATAATATTATTAATGTAAATATTTTAAATTTATTTGATTCTGAAAAAATTATATATTACTATAATGATGTTAAAACATTAGATAATTATTCTGGGTGGCAATGGGATATTAATAATGGTAAATATGGTAAAAAAGCCATAAACAATTTAATAATTGATAATGAATTTCAAAAATATAATATAAATAAATTCAGTGGAACTTTTGCAGATTGGTTTTACCTACCAAAAAAATATTTAACCGAAAATCTATTTAATTTATTTGAATTATTTTCTAATTATGAAGTATTTTTAGAAATTGCTATACCATCTATTATTAATAATATAGAAACTTGTGAAACAAAATATCAAAGATTTAGTCAAGAAATGTTATGGGGAAATGAACGAAAAAAATTTTTAAATAAAAAATATATTTATAATTCTTTGAATCATGATAACAATTTGATTATACATCCTATTAAATTTAATGAAAATCCAAAAAGCAAAGAATGGTTAAGAGAGATATTTTGTAAGGATAAATGTGTTATTATAACAACTATTAATAAACCTACTGAAACTATTTTTAAACATATAAATAATACTGAATATGATGTTATTATTGTAGGAGATAATAAAACACCTGATGATTATAAAAATTTAAATTGTATTTATTTAGATATTCCATCACAAAAAAAATTATTTCCAGAATTGAGTGAATTATTACCATATAATCATTATTGTAGAAAAAATTTAGGTTATCTATATGCTATTAAGAAGGGATATAAAATAATTTATGAAACAGATGATGATAATATACCTTATGATAATTTTGATAATATTTTACAATACAATAATATTCAAATGATAACAGAACAAAATAATGTATGGATTAATATATTCAAATATTTTACAAATAACGCATACATATGGCCTCGTGGATTTCCCCTAAGTTTATTGAAAAATAATCCAAATTATTTAATTCAATATACAGATAAAAACCCTTCTATAATAAATGGATTGGTCAAGAATGATCCGGATGTAGATGCTCTTTTCAGAATTATATGTAATCATCAAGATAGTATTCAATGGGATAAAAATAAATGTGTATTAATAAACAATACAAATATGTGTGTTTTTAATAGTCAAAACACCTTTTGGTTGAATCCTGAATTATTTATATGTTTATTAATACCATGTTCTGTTTCATTTCGTTATTGTGATATTTTGCGTGGAATAATTAATAATATTATTTTGAAAAAAACAAAAAATTATATGATGTATTCATCCCCGAACGTGATACAAAATAGAAACGAACATAATTTGATAAGTGATTTTAAGAGTGAATATGAAATGTATATTCATAATGAAACAATATTGAATTTTATTGAAAATGATATAGGAAATATAACTTCTGTAAAAGAATTGTTATTTTTAATATATAATAATTTATTAGTTAATAATGTTATTACACAAAAAGATATAGATATTTTAAATAAATGGAATACTTATTTTTAAACCTTTTACACCTTTCAAACGCCGATTATTTATAAACCTTTTTATAAATAATTATTTGTAATTCTTCTTTGCTTTTCTTGTTTTATTTTTTGGAACATATTTTTCTGGACGTTATGTTTCAAGTAATTTGTTAAATATTCCTTTGTAATTTTATTTTCTAAATATATAACTACAAAGTTCAAAAATAAATTACACCGACCAAAAAGAAAAATGAGACAAAACGCAGTTATCACTTATATGAAAATATATTTAAGGGAGCATATAATAGAACAGAAAAATATGTAAAGAAACCATCAAATAGAACACGAAAACTAAAAAATTACCTGCATTAAGAACGGCGTTTTACATGTGTAATAGATTTTTTATGACGTTTTCTTCTATTCTTACTACCTCCCTTCGTACCTCCCTTCGTTTCTGCAGTGGGTTCTGGAGACGGAGAAGGCGCGGGCGTGGGTGCAGGCGCAGGGGCAGGCGCAGGGGCAGGCGCAGGGGCAGGCGCAGGCGCAGGGGCAGGCGCGGACGAAGACAATTCGGTCGTCGATTTTGTATCCTTATCTGTAAGTGTAAAAAAGGCTAATGCCATAGTAGTAATTCCAATCATACCATAAGTCATAATTGGAACGCCATATAAATTCGCATATAATAGACTATCCATAATTATATATTAGTTAGATTTTTTTGCATAACCAATTACGGCACATGCTAAACGTTTACCCGCATTTCCTGTTATGTGACTGGCTTCGTTTTTACCCTCACCTAAATCGTCTTCGTCTTCATGTATGATAAGACCGCGGCCAATGATATTGGCCTTTATACCACGGAGTTTTATATAATCATCCGTGAAACTATAATTCGCCGCACCATTGTGGTCTGCGACCACATTCCCTAAATCGCCTACATGACGTGTTTTCGATGCGGGTCCTCCATGGGTTTTCCCATAGGGATTGAAATGCTCACACATAGATTCGCAACCGTCAGATAGGTCGCCGTACCTATGTACATGGAACCCCTGTTTCTTCCCCTTTTTCAGACCCTTCAAATCAATCGTTATTCGGACATGGTCCCCCTCTTCCACGAATGTGACAGTCCCCTTTATTTTTCCTGTAAAAACGGCTATCGCGCTGGTCATATAGAATTATTCTATATGACCTTTTTATTAGGTTTTGTAATAATATTGTAATTCACACCGGTAATACACGTATTTATTTTTAGTAAAAAACATAAAAATAATTCATCTATATGACATATATGACAGAATCGAATAAAATATTTCAAAATATCGGCAATAATATAAGACCCCAGACATTTCCTTCGTCTACTTTTACCTCTAAAGAAATTGATAAATGCATATTAGAAGTGAATGAAAAATTGCAATCGATTACCAACCGCAGCATGGATATAAACCCCTTTATTTTATTGAAGGATAATATAAAGAATTTCAGAAAACTATCTGATGAAGAAAAAATATATTTATCGAATTTATCGAATGAAGAAAAAATAGAAATAATCCTTCTATATGACCAAGTATTATCAACCACAGTAGAATTATTATGAAAGAATATAAATGTTTTTTTATATTCTTTCTAATGGGTTGTTCTATATGTAAATGTTTGGCGAAATTATGTTATCAACCGAATAACAGTCGAATAGATATCGAAACGATACATATCACACCTATATATGAAACCGAATCCGTAGAAATATCATCGGCACTATGTTGCAATCGTAAATCTTTCGAAACGATTAGCCAAATGACTATATTGAAAAATAATATCAAACATTTTACTTTACTTACAAAACAAGAAAAGGAGAATCTGAAAACTTATACAGAAAATGAAAAAATAGAATTGATTCTTCTATATAATTCTATTTTACATACTTTGAAAAGGGAATATATATTTTTTCCTATAGAAAAAGTAGAGTAAAATCGAATTCAAAATCATCAAATAACCCCCCCTTTCTTATAAAAAATCCGAGAGATGTATTTGAATCGTTTTCTATTCTATCTAATTTATCGAATGAAAATACATTCGGCGATTTATAGAAAAGAATGAGTTCCGAAACATTATTTATATGATGTATTCTATCTAGAGAGACATTATCGTTTGTCGTTCGATTTTCTATATCACATATACCCTTTTCGCGATTTCGACTAAAAAGTGCCATAGGTGATAGAAATATAGGTAAAAAATACATATTCTGTCAGATAGAAGATGTATTCTAATGTTTTTATATGATTTTCATTCTATTCTATTCTATTCTATTCTATTTATGTTTTATGGATGTTTTTTATATGACGTTTAATCCGCGAGTGTACGACGCGCCTTGAAGTTCTTCGCATACCACCTTTCTTTTGTTTCTTGTGTAACTTGAATACACTGATGACGCTCATATTCTTCGGGTGAATCGTAATACAAGTGTTTAGGAAACTTGAGTTGTCTACCGTTCCCCGATGTATCTGCTACTGTGAAATATAGGTCTTGATGTTTTGTCCCTACGCGATGTCTCGTAGTAATACCAGTCATCGCATGACGAATATTCTTGAATAAATCCGTAGCATAGCATTCGATTTTTACTTTTTCGTAGCCTACAGTTTTCTTATAGACATAATAGCCGGGGTCGCTCAATTTCAACGCATATTCTTCTTTACGATACCTTTTCTCGTTACTATCAAGAGACGAGTTTGATACACTAATCGAATCATTCTCGGCGAATTGATAGTCAATCTTATCTTGGTAGTATTCGTCTTGGTACATCATTGCTAGTTAGGTTTATTATATGTTATATAAAGACCTTTTTAAATCAATTTTACGTATTTTTGTTCTCGAATTATATTATTAATGCAAAGTAAAAAATCTGCATATAAACGTTTTTTCCGTCCATCATCTGAAAAATATGCAGGAAGCAATGATATAATTCCCGAAAAACCGGTTCATACCCCACCACAAGGAACAATTAATATCCCCATTAATATTTCTGTAAATCAATTACCACAACCCATTGGAAATAATCCTATAGGAAATGTTTCAGAAGAATATGGAGAACATAAAGATGAAGGTCATATAGAAGACCATGAAGATAAAGAAGATAAAGAAGAACACCATATAGAAGACAATGATGAAGAACATATAGAAGAATATGATGAAGAACATGAACAAGAAGATGAAAAAATGCCATTAAATCCAATTCTATATGAAAAGGCCGATTTCTCAAAAGTAAAAACAGAACAAATAGAACAAATAGAAAAAAGAGAAGAACCAGTATCCGACGAAATTATAGAACTATTACAAGAAAATCCTATCAAAAAGGGCGAATATCATATAAAAGAAAATTTATCCCCCTACCCCGGAGAAATGAAAGAAGGGAAAACAACGATTTATCTATGTATGTATTCGGTGGTCCAAGATTCATATAAACCATTCGTACAATATCTTTTATGTCTATCAAATAATGAATATGATTTCCCACAATATGAACCAGCCGCGGAACAACTAGATGAAGAAAAATGGCTGGACGATTTTAAAACACAGTTCTTCAATATTTTTCCTGATAAAATGGCGAAATATTTTATGCCAGACATGGAAGATTATTATCAAGGAATTATAGAAGAAGAATATGAATCCTCTTTGAAAATATTCCTATTTTTCGATATTAGTACTATTCCTATACAATTATTACAAAATAACCCCTTCGGTAAAAGTCTCATCCCCGACAACTATGTCCTATCCCCCATTCACGAATTCTATAATCTAAGGTCCATCGGCAATACCCCCGTAAATCATCATATAGAAGATTTATTTTATACGCGTAATTATTTATTAGATATTCGAGAACATAGAACACAAGAACCCATCAAATATCCATATGTATTATTTCTATGTGAAAAAGAATCCGGATTCTTCGGCGGTTCGTCATATAGAAATTGTTTGAAAACGTCCTCTCCGGATTCTTATTCTATATTACTCCCGAAAATTTCCAACGAAAAATTGGGCGAATACTACTATTTCACCTCCGCGCCAATAGATACGGCGTCTACCGCGAATCTACGCCGATTCGCCGTTTTCATCGACGAAGAATCTACGCTTTTTATAGATAAAGGGAAAGAAGAATCCATGGTAGATAATTTATATGACAATGACAAAGAGTCATATAAATTTATTTATATGTATGATAGCGATATACAATTTTGGATAGTAAAATCCCTTCTTCATATTACAGAATTATAACCGATTTTTACTACACCAATCATATTTTTTATTAGATTCCAATATTCTTCTTTTTCTTCTTTTTGTCTTTGTTCTTTTTTTTCTATTTCTTCTTTTTCTATTTGTTCTTTTTCTATTTCTTCTATTTCTACTATTTGTTCTTTTTCTATTTGTTCTTTTTCGAAATAAAAAAATTCAACGAATCGATTCCTTCTCAAATCTTCATACGTCAATTCAATCGCCTTTTTCATCAATAGGTCATATAATAATTCTATTTGACCAAGACTTGCACCACCATCGGTAAAAAACACATTACGCCCATAATGCCCCGCTGTATGATATGTTACACAAGAATCTTCGGGAAATCGTTTGAAAAATGTAGTAAAACATTCTATTTGACGATGGTGCAATATAATCTTCGACTTGAATACGATAAATCTACGTCCATTACAATCCACGCCTTTTACAATATCCGAATCCCCCAATTCATCCGGTTTTATGAAATCAATATATCCAGTATTCCCCTGACGTTTTTCAATATCCAATATAGGACATTCTATCGCGAAAATATCATCCAATACTTTTACCATTTTGGTTCTTATTTCTGGTTCTATCGTATTACCCATTACATATCATATAGAATCGTTTTTATATGATTTCTATTATACAATAGAATATGAAAGGTCAAATGGATTTATCGACTCCATCACTACAGCACGTAATGTATTAAATGAAATATCTGGTATAGGCATAGGAAGCATAGTCGATGGATTCATATTAATTGTATGTGATTCCAATTTAGTCAATTTGTTAGTGGGGACATCTAACGTAGGATGTTTAACATAGTTTGGCATTAGTTGTTGAATCATACCTTCTATATGACCCATAATAGTGGATTTTTCTTCGGAT